GATTTCGCTTAGTGACATCTGATGCATTATATAATTTTTTAAAATTATCTCCACCTTTATCTAGGGCGTTGGAAGTTGACCCCATCATACATTTACCTATAATTCTACTACCTAATCTTAAACATGTTTTTGTAACACGCCAATTATTTAATATATTATCAGGTCTTTCCCACTTACCAGACTCATCATGAACTAATAATGCTAATTTTTCACCGTCATAACTATTGTCACCTGTATTTTTCCAATCTATAGTTGTATCTAGACCTTCAATTTCTTCCATACCATCTGTAGCTGACATTTTCTTTCTTGTAAATTTACTAGCAGGTACTCTATAAGCAAGTTCTGATTTAGGGCGATCCATACCATCTTGGATAGGTTTAAAAAAGAAAGGATAATTAATTGATATAGGAACAACTTTGTCTGTAAACATTTTTTTCGCATCAGCACCTGTTTTAGATAGTATACCATATCTACTATCACTCGATATAGTGGCTAAATTAACTGTTTCTGCAGATGACATAAACGAAAACCCCGATCTTCTGTTCTTTAGATAACACATACCATAGCATCTTTTGTCCGCTTTGCATGCTTCCCAAAATATAAAGAATAATCTATTTGCCTCCCTAAAATCTGGAGCTCCAACATCTATCTTGCTCCACTGTAGATACATATAGTGAGTACCAGGCATCCATGTTGCTTTACCATTATTAGTAAACCAAAACCCCTCATCTCTCCTTTTAAATTCCTCGTCTATATAGTCAAACCACTGTTCTTTGCTTTCCTCTGGATAATTTCTCCAATCAAATATATTCTTTAATCGAGATAGTTCTTTGGGTTGCTCAAATTTTACCCATTTGTTTTTGGGGTGCACGTACACTCCTTTTGGTTCCAGCGGCAAGCCAATTCGCAAGCCTTGTATTTCATAGATTTCTCCAATTTTGCCAGTTTTTGAGATAATAATGATATCATGTTCTTTATCATATCCATATTTCCATTTTTTAGATTTATTAAGACGACTAATAGTTGTCTTTTTAATAGGTTCTATTATTTTAACTAAACTTTGCTCGTACATTACTTAGATCTTCCCTCTGCAAATCCTCTAAAAACCTTCTCTTTCACTTCTTCTTTTTCTTTGCCTTCAATTAGGTTTTCTTCTTCTTGGATTCTGTTAAGTATTTCAAACGCATCAAATATAGCTAGTTTTTTAGTAGCCGCTGCATTTTTAAGTCTATCTGCTGATATATCATCATCTGAATCTACAATAGCTTCTTTAGCCACTTTAATTAGCTCTTCAACTGCTTTGTGCCCAGCTTGGATTATATTCTTCTTCGTTTCCTTGATATTCATATTTAATTGTAATAAAATTAGATAAAACTCTATATAGTCTTTCGCCGTCAACGATAAACTCATATTGACTACTTGGTCTAAAACCAACTAAGTCATCAACCTCTACTGTACCGTCTGAATATTTAACAATACCTTGTAATGGTTTTTCAGATTCAATATTAAATTGATCTATTGCTTTCAAAGGTTTTACAAAACAATAACCTTTTGGAGCTATCCATTTCTCATTTCTTTTATATAAAAAGATTTGGTCGTGGTTTATAAAATATGTAGATTCATTAAAATAAGCTCTACTGTTTTTTTCTACACCTTTAACGTTGTGCCACCTTCGGAATACGTTGTGATGTACTATCACTGTATCACCTGAT